TGAAGTGTGCAGTGATGTTGCTTGTCTCTATGAGTTGAATCACTGTCCATCCTTCTAGATGAACTTCGTTGTGACCGAAATGTAGAATCTGAGGCTCACCATAAGGAACCATATCAATACGCTTGACAAGTTCCTTTACCCAATGCTCTAGTTTTTCTGGATTTGTGATTGAAGCGATATCACATCCGCCGCAATCCAAAAGTAGGTGATAACCCCAATAACTCATTTACTCATCGTCTTCCATTTCTAATAGTTGGTCAATATCAAGTGTCCTGATCGCTCTATTTAGACGTTTTTGTTTCTTGTGTTCCCGATACTCTCGCAACTGAGAAGTATTGTTCACTTCGTCTTCTTCGTACCAGTCCTTGAACTTCATGACCTTCTTCTTATGCATTTACCGTTTCTTTCTTAGGGCGCCCGCGACCTCGTTTGACTGGGGCATCTGCTACTGGAGTTTGTTCTTCTTTTGATGGAAGAAGTTTAGTGAAAACACTACGAACGAGTTGTTCATCGATGTTTACATATGGAAGATTGCGGTCCTTGACTGCCAAGATAAGTTTAGCATCAGCAGGATCAAGTGCTTCCAAAAAGTTTACGAACAATGCTTCACGCTTTGCCTTCGAGATGTTTGGATTTTCTGGCCCAACCCAAAGATACATCTTGCGGAAAGTGTTATAGAGCATTGCTTGCTGATCTAGAAACTGACATGGCTTGTATGGAGGTGCACCTTCTGGTAGAAGCCAGCGAACACCAGGATGATATGTCATCTTTAGGATTTCCATAAACGTAGGATTGTTTACGTTTGCGGCTAGCATACTACGACGCTTTTCGTAATCTGGTTCAGCGTCAATCTTATTCAAAATCTCTGAGATACCTAACATTGTTTATTCCCTATCATTTCTTTCTTCGAGGAGTCTTTCCACTCCAACCTGTAATAGACCATTTACCGCTCAAACTTTTTGTGTATGTGCGAGTTGAGCCGCTTTTTGTTGTTTTAACTTTACTGATCTTTGGTGGCCCAACTCTTTTTCTTACCATTAAAAATCACCTACACATTCCAAAAGGTTCTTCAAACGATTTTCTACAAAATAGTTGAACAGTTTGCTACGATCTTTCTTCTGAGTATTGTACTGTTCCAGAACTTGCTCTGAGATTTCAGTAGGAATACAATCAAGATCGATCAACTGTTGATTGCGCTTATAGTTACGCAGCATGGTTTCATTGCAGAACTGTTCAGGTTCTTGAAGAATCCAAGAAGACAGCTTCTTAGCAGACACAGGAGACTGCCGAATGCCCATAACGAACACATTATCAGCCGATAGAAAGTTGGGAATGCCATCAGACACATCACCCTTCATGATATGTTCCTTGAGAAACAGATCAGGATTGGTACAGGTGATGTACTTCTTGAGGACAGGGCTGTATTGCTTGACGTTAGGATACTTCTGCAACTGACCAAAGTCTTTATCGCCAGACAGCACCAAAATGTTTTCGCGCAAATGATACTCTTTGACAAGAGTAGCGATAACATCATCAGCTTCAGCGTGTTCTACCTGAATGACTTTGTAGGGAAAGAAGTTTTTGATTTCTTCGCGAATCTTGTTGAGTGTTTCAAACACTGCATTCCAGTCAAGTTCAGAAGCATCGCGTTCCTTCTTGCGATTAGCTTTGTAATAAGGATAAACTTGCTTGCGCCAGTAGTTCTTGTCATCGCAAGCAATGACCATCTCACCAAACTCGGCAGTAAACTTTACCTTGTGTGCGCGTAGAGCGTTCAACACCATGTGTCGAATGATATCTTCTTCGATCTTGACATTTTTATGGTTACCGATCTGGACCATAAGAGTCGAAATCATGACTTGTGACAAATCTAGGATAATCATGTTAGGTTGTTCTCACGTTGTTATGATCTATATATACAACATTTTTAGATCATTGTAAAGAGTTATTCGTCAAAATATTCTTCATCGATGTCTGGAAAGTCAATCAACTGTTCTGCTGCTTGTTGCAGCCCATGATTGACTCCCATACTCTTGAGGATCAATGACCGTAGGGATTCGATGACTAGTGCAACATCTTTGCTAAAGTCATCGTCATCAAAGTTGAACCCTAGCATACCAATCTTATAGAACAACTCTTCGGTCATCTCATCCGTCACGAAATGAACAAACTCTATTTTGTTTAGAAGAGCCTGCTCTCTCATCTCTTCAAGATGATCTTGGGTAAAGTTTGTTCTATTTTTCAACGGGAACTGAATGATGTTTGAACGTATCTCAACAGAAACATTAGTAGAAATAGCTGTGTTGGTATTCACACAAGTCTCCTCTCTACCATTACTTATTTTTTAGAGATTCTAGAAGGCCCGACCATTCCATTGCTTTAGTGTTCCAGTTGTACGTACGATCTGCTTGGATTTTCTGTAGATAAAGATCCTGTGCAATCAAGTCTCTTTGATTACGCATAACGTTGATACCCTGTGAAAGAACCTGATAGAATGAGTTTGCATGATGATTCTTATCTTCGCTCCACTGATACATCCATGTCAAGCCCATAGAAGTTTCTGGTAGTGCTGCTAGATTAGGATGAATGCAGAGTAGACCAGCAGACATGGCTTCGATCAAACAGAGACAGGAGGTTTCTTTCCAGATTGAAGGATATGCAAAGATGTCTGCGTTCAACAATGCGCTGCGCAACTCTTCGTTGCTTACAGAGCCGTGATAGTTAATCTGTGGATGCTGGCGACAGACTTCAAACAGGTCTTCATACTGTTGATCGCGTTGTTCCCAACCATACAACTTGAATGATGAATAGACATCCAATGTGATGTTAGGATCGTTCTCGGCTAGCTTGATGAAGACTGGTACCAGAATATCTAGACCACGATGTGGAGTAGGTGTGTAGATCAATCGGATCTTTTTATCATCAACAGTCTTTGCTGTAGTGTCGATAGGTTCAATAGAGTTTTTAATGACAACAGAATCGCTATATGGTACACCACGAACGTTGTTGTATTGTTCCATCTGCCAGTTTGAAACGAAAACAAACTTATCAAACTTCTTACGGTACATGGGATCAGATAGTCGCGACGACTCTGGATCTTCTGGTAGATCGTGACAGTAGTAAATCTTCGTCTTGGTTTCGTCTAGTTCACGAGCGCGTGAGAAAACAATCTGTGTGTCTTCTAGAAGTTCACGAGGAACACCACCCGCATATAGACGTTCTTGTAGTAGTTCTGTACCACCCTTTGAGTTCTTGTTTAACTCATTACGTTCCATTAGGTCATGATTGCTCATTTGGTTCCACCGCTTCCATTTCTTCTGTTAGTTTTTGATGATAAAGTTCATAGGTTTCTATCATCAGCGCAAACACTGCGAGGCTGCTAATACGTGCAGCAATGTTGACCACGATCCACTTTGCGATAACTGCTCGGATATATTCCCAGCGTGTTAGTTCGTTCATATTCTATGTTCCTAATCTGCTACATGACAATGCCATATATGTGTACCATCACTTAGTACAGTAGGCAATGTATGAACCTTTAGAGTTGTATCTCTTGGTAAAAGTTGCTCATATTCATTACGGGAGACTTTAGTTTTTCTTCCTATATACACTCCACCCTGCTGACCTTTTTTTAAGTGAATATGCAATATATGTCTTTTAGTACCATCTTTGTGTCCATCACCAGATGCCGCAAAATTATGTGCAATTTTTGGATTAATAGATGTTGATAAAAACATCGGCATTTTGATCTTTCGGTCTGGATGCTTTGATGCTTCTTGATCTGGATTAAAAGCAGATGTTCCATGATATACGTGTAAATCATGTTTCAATTTTGTGTCTGGAGAAGTCAACTGAGAATCCAAAGCACTTATCCTGGACTGCGTTATAGGATGTAAATATTTATGTAGTAGACTTTCGTTGTGTGTAAGGTGATTGTTTATTCTAGTTGAATCTTTTGTGTATGATTTAAGCGCATTGGAAAAAGAACTATTGTTCTGGTGAATATTTGAATACTCTTTCTCCAATGCACCATCAACATCTTTATGAGTTTCTCCGAGATGAGAATTTTGATATGGATATTCTTTGTCAAAGTCTGGAGGATCAATTGTAGGTCTAAAATCTCCAAATCCTCCATGACCTGCTTCTGAAATTTCTTTCACATTCGCATGATCACCATGCATAGGAGGCACATTGATTACGATAGGTGGTTTAGAATGTGACCCGTGCATTGGTGTATTATTAATTGTTATGGGAGCTTCTTCCAAGAAGCCTTTAAAAGTTTTCATTATACAAAAAACCCTACACTGAAATCAACAACAGAATCTTTGCGGAATGATCGCCAGCCACTGTTCTCTAGATCCCATACTGAAATGACATCTGGATTTGATTTACGAGTTTGAGATTGTTCATCAAGTTTCTGTTCTTGTAGAATCTCTGGAGAAAGAGTGCAAAGCATTTTACGTACTGTTCCGTCCTTCTTTGTGAAGTTGACTTGACAGATGTTATGCTTTAGATCATCCAAGAAGGACGTTGGTAGATTCGTTTTTGAGTCGTTCATTGAGTTCATTATACCCTCCAATGTATGTTTCATTATAAAAAATCTGTGGTACTGTGCGCGCATGTGGCACTTCAGTTAGTAGACGATTCTTTGTTTCTTCGTCTGTGATATCCATTTCAACGAATGGAATGGACTTTGATGTGAGAAGATTTTTGGCTGCTGTACAGTTTGAGCATCCTGGCTTTGAGTATACTTTATACATAGTCGATCCTGTATGTTTTGTCAAGAGATAAAGGGGCAGCCGAAGCCACCCCTAAATCTATTTATGCGATTTTATAGAATATGTGATGACCTATCGTCACAACTCTCTTGTACTTCCAATGTGGATTTACATAGTTTGCATGATAGAAGATTGCGCCATTAATGTTGTCTCCTACATGTCCGTAGTAAACAGAACGAGCAACTTGCTTATTCTTTTCATATAGGTCTTGATATACAATCTTAGGATGGTGATGAATCCAGCTAAACTGGTGTTTCATAGCAATAACTTCACATGGAGTTTTAGCATAGCCTTGTTTTACACGATTCATTATTACATTTGCAACTGCAACCTGACCATTTAGTGGCTCACCACGGGCTTCAAAATAGATTGTCTGTGCTACGCATTCTAGTTGCGCTTGATCGTGTTTTGGTGTTTGTGCCATTGCTTGTGGTATTACAACCAACAGTGCGAGAGTGGCAATCGCCTTGAAGATTTTATTTAGGTAAGACATTTCTTCCCTCTTAGGTTCGAAGACCTAGGCGACAACTGAAAGTCTTATAGGGTATCTCAACCCGTACAGACAGCTATGCTATGAGAAGATACAAAGTAAATGTATATGGTATCTTCTACATCCATTTCCCTCTTACTGGAAATGCAAGATCGTCGTTGTTTCGTTTGAATCATATCGATAGTATAACGTGATACTGTAGATATAATGCTTACTAGCCATCGCAGACTTGAAGCGTTGTAAGAGTACAATGGAAGTAGAACTTCCAATGGTATTTATATGAGACATATTCTAGACCGTGCCTAGGTTGATCGCGAATACGTCTGCGCTTCCATCTCGGCGCAGATTGACACTTACTCCTCATCCCTGGAGCAGTTATCGGATAGTCCTCTTTGGTGCGCTTATGGTGGATTCCATCCAGAGGCGTAAGAGGCTCAGAAAACCCATACATATGTAACAGAGGTATGGGTCATATTGTCTTTACTTATACACTAGTTTTACGTGGTTGTCTAGTCTTTTTTGGAGCAGCAGGTGCAGATGGCTCTGGTGCTACCTTTGGTGCCCTAGGCTTACGCGGTGGCTTGGGCTTATCTGGCTGCTTGCTGCGATGTAGAATGATGATACCCTTAGATCGCAGTTCACGAATAATCTTACCATGATCCATTAGAAGCTTGTTAAGTGCTTCCTTATCAACAGGAGCATTAGGAGCCTTGCGCTTCAGATACTTGTCCACAGATTCGTGAATACCATGAAACTCTTCATCTGTGCAATCTAGATATATTGCGGCCATGATTACAGCCTTCCACTGATATCAATGATGTCATAGCGATCATAATGGTGTGCCTCTTGCAAACACACATCAATATACTTTTGTGCCTCTTTCAAAGTCTCAAACGACTTAAGGAAGTTATCTTCTTCAGGATAATAACGATCCCAGCCTAGTACCCAAAATACTTTCATATTCATTCTCACCAAAACTTGGCAACAAAGTGCCAGATAACACCGATAATGATGCCCCAGAATGCAACATTCGCGAGAAACGTAAACAGCACCATTTTATAAAACGTATTCATAATCAAAACTCCAAAACATTAGAGGTACGACGAGTGATTTCAGAGAGGACAGTAATCTTTCCTTTATGCCCTGTTATTCTGTAATGAGTGCGCTGTTCAAGTTCAAACAGAAGATCAGCATATTCTTCTTCATCATGCACAACTTCATCAAACAGAAAATACGTGTCTCCATCATGATCAGGCACCGTACTAATAGTTACAACAGCAGTAAACATAATCAAAACTCCTTAAATACCTTTTCAATAGACTTAACACGCCAGGACCAAGCTTTTATGCCAGGACCAACATCACGCGCTGCTTGATCTGCTTTTTTCCAAGAAGTTGCGGTCACTTTAACTTGGACATCTTTCTTGCCTTCAAAATAATCCAGATCATGATCGACAAGATAGGGATGACGACCGTTTACTTCCAGTGTCACAATATACTGATGCACACGATTTTTGCAGAAAAACATAATCAAAACTCCCAAATCTTGACGCCACGACGAATCAGTTCCTTTGCGATCAACTTTTGCATTCGATCAGCCTGTTTGACAAGGCGATCACTCAGCTTGTCACGGTTGCATTCGGAGAGGAAAAAGAGAGCCGCTTCAAGATCATCCGATGACTGAAAACGAATCACGATGGGGGCAAAGAGTTGCTTAAGATTCATATTGATTGCTCCACAAACTCACTGACTACATTCTTACCATACATGATTCGCTAAAAATGTCAAGCAGCCTTTTGTGCTTTGCGATATTTTTGAATCTGGCGATCAAGATTCTTTTGGTCGATGTAACCATCTTTACGAACTTGACCTAGATCATCCAAAACATTGAGAATATCGCTCACACCGTCGATATTGATACCGTAGCTACGAATCACAGAGATAGAAGCAGATAAACTAAACATAACGAATCACCTTATATCTCACTGACTACATTACTGATAATACACGACTCGGGAATAATGTCAAGAGGGAAATGTGTATCCCACCAAAGATTCTAACTCTGATAAAGATTTTTCTACCACCACAGATCCTTCAGCGTTGTCCGCCATATAAACCTTGATAGAACGATCTTTGGAATAGACAACTTTGTAATACGCCGATGGAACGGGAATCCTACGTTCTCCAATACAAGTAGATGGATCAGTATAGATTGCACCAGTCACCACGTATTGTGTCTCCATCCCTCTCACCATCGCTTCCAGTTCTTTCCAGATAATCCTGTTTACATCTGGTAGTTGTGGTGTCATGTTGGTCATTAGAAATGTGTCGCGCATCTGGACTTCGTTTCCAGCGTCAGCAGCGGGTGTTAGATGCCCGCGATCATATCCACTGTCTGTATAGTCATCTGGTGTTGGTGACCGTTTCAAGCGAGGATCAGAGCAGAATGCGTCGTCTCTTTCCACGTGGTCATGTGGTGGCTGTGTCACTTCAGCAGATAGAATCGTTCTCATATTCTTTTCATCATAAAGAACGAGATAGAACGAGTTACAAAGCACTGTGGTACCAGGCACGACAATAGCCTGACCGTAAGGCCAGACTTGATTTGCAGGTAACGATGGAGGTAGCTTCCGCTTTGCTAGAAAAGAAAATGCAGCGGAAGCTAACATCCTAGGGATAGATAGCAACCGCTGCATCATTATTTCCTTGAGTGTTAGATTACACTCTATTTATTATTTAGTCTTCTTGAGCCTGTGTTACGTTCGAACTACGCTTGTAGTTGCCCCAATATTCATTGGCACGAACACGGATATTCAGCATGTTTGTCTGGTTCTTATTAGGATTGACAATGGTAATCCAAGGATTACGACCAGCACGCCATGCTTTAACAAGATCAAGTTCATGTGTTAGTGTGCAACGATCACGCTTCACAAGCTTTGAAGTTGCTTTTGAAACGTTTGAGTGAATACCTTTTGAGACCTTAGTCTTACGTGTACTAACTGCCATTATTTACCTTTCATGATGTTGGAGCCTCATAACGGTACCTCCCCGTTTTCCTCTGGGTGGAAGCCAGATGCATTGATTCTATGCTAATGAGGCAAAGGGTGTTTTATATAAGTAATATTGTCTGTCACGATACTACTAATATCCACAGACTCTAACGCTAAACAGGAGCATCAGCTATGGTTATTTATCTATACGTGAAGCAATGTGGTCATTGTGATATGAAATATTTTGGTTACACTAAAACAAAAAATCCTTTCAGATATAAAGGATCTGGTCAGTATTGGATCAGACACATAAAATCGCATAACATAACACCTATAACTTTAGAAGTACACACCTTCTATAACCAAGAAGACGCTACGGCATATGCTATTTCGTTCTCACAAGAAAATGATATTGTCGAATCTAAATCTTGGGCAAATCTTGTACAGGAAGACGCTAAACCTGGAAATGTGGGATGTAAATATCACACAGGACCAAGATCGGGGTTAACTGAAGAATCGAGAATCAAAATGGGACTTGCGAACAAGGGGAAGAAACGATCATCTGATACTATAAAAAAACTTTCAGATTCACACAAAAACAGAAACAAAACTCAACTAGAAATAGATCGTTTAACTAGTCTACACAAGAAAAATGTAGGTAAAAAAAGATCAACTGAAACAAAAGAAAAAATGAGACTTGCTCAACTTGGTAAAGTTCCAAGTGAAGAGACTAAGAAAAAAATAAGCGAAACATTAAAAAATAAACATCAAGGCAAAAGATCGTAGAACCTGCCCGTTTTCTGTCCAACAGCACGAACTCGGTTCTTAGGATATCTCTTTTTGGTATACTCTAATGCACGAGCAATAGACTGCGCACGATTAGGAACACCGCCTTCAACTCTACGCCAGCTATCATCAACACCTAGAACTTCAATCTGAATGTTCTCTGGTGTCTCTGTTGTCGATTCTTTGAAAGCTTTGAATATTTTCATTTTCATGCTCTTATTTATATGGAATGGTCTACCATGAGAGATTTGAACTCCCGATCTCCTGGCCCCAAACCAGGCGGATTACCAGACTTTCCTAATGGTAGACAATAATCTATTTAGATGAACAATGAACGTTCAAGTTCTGGTCCTGATTTTCATACCATCTAGCGCCTTACGTCTAGTTCGTAATAGATCATTGTTCATCAAAATAGTCTGGTGCCGATAAGAAGAATCGAACTCCTGTCAGAGGGTTACAAATCCACTGTATTACCACTATACTATATCGGCATTAAACTTTCGTTGTGCGTACCGTAGTCTCACCAGTGTCATCGTTATGACTTACGTGATGAGCATTGAAGTTAACACCAGGATGTTGTTGCTTCAATGAAAGAAACTGTGCTAGATTGTCTTTAGAATCATCATAGAGATGGACGTTTTTATATCCATTCTGATTAATGAGATTGTGTACAATATCACGTTTTCTTACGGCAGGATCACCAGGCTTATTACCAGCCCTGCGAACATGCACTTTATTTATATCTACTCCATACTTCTTCATAAACTCGGCAAACTTTGGCTGATCGTCAAAGTCTGCCCGAGCAGTTAGTATCTCAACCTTACCGCCATTATTATGAATGGCTTTCATCTTAGCAAGCATCTTACGAATAGGTTTACCCGTTTGATGCAACTTGCTAGATGATCTAAAGTCAGAGAAGTCATATGAATGACCTGGATCTAACTTATGCGTATTGAACTGTTGATTACTTAAAGACTTCACTCGCTTGCCATGTTCATCGTTTACATGAATAGCGAGTGAACCTGGATCGTGAGTAAACAAAGTTTCATCCATGTCAAAGGCATGGAGTGTGTTTTGTGACTCGACAATGAAGTTTTTAAAGTTCGTTACGTTGTTCATGTTCTACTTATAAAACATGTTTATGTATCAAGTATTGCTTGCAAGAAACTTTTCAATACGCAAGGCGATTGCTTCATCTGGATCTTGAGAATAATGAATAATAGCAGCCTGTGCAAGCTTTAGAAGTTTGATAATGTCATCTTGCACTGTCTCTTTTACCAACTCGATTTCATCTTTGTAGATATAAACCGAAAGGTCATGATTACCAAAATAACCAGAATCAAACTTTACCCGCCAATATGTCCCATCAGTTTGTCCATATGGATCGATTTTTTCAGTGACAGTACCCAGACTACCGACATCAAGTAGATCG